AGAAAAATTGCTAAGAATATTAGTAAATAAATCGTAAATTTGTGGAATGAAAGATGTCGGTCAATTAATAAGGACAAAGGTATATGATCGTTTATTCGGAGTTTTAGAATATAACAGTCAAGCAATACCGGTGTACGATTCAGCAGGAGTTCCTGCTAACGCAGCACAACCTTATGTTTTACTATCAACTTTTAACGCTACGGAGTTATTAGAAGGAAGTAAACAAAGTTACGGACAAGAATTAAGCCTTTTAATAGAGGTTTGTATGAAGTTTGACAATAGTTTTGGTGGTAAATTGATTTGTGATGAAATTTCTAATCAAATTACTGAACTAATAAGAACAAGACAAGATGGTTACTTAGATTTAAGCCCTGATTGGTACATTATACGAACATTATTAGAAAGCACAAATAGTATAGATCAACAAGTTTCAACAGGTGTTTTAACAAGGAGATTAATTAGGTTTACATTTAAAATACAACAAGGAATATGAGCGTATTAAACGGTTCGGATATTTTACTTTACGATGCAGATTCAAATTTTCCTTTGATGTGTCAAACTAATTTAACTATAACATTAAACGATGCTATGATAGATGCTACTTGTAAGCAATCAGGCGGATACCAAGTAAACTTACCTGGACTAAGAGAATTTGCTTTTACGGCAGATGCTTTAGTAAACTTTGATGAAGGTGCAACAGATTTAGGAATAACAACTTTATTTGCTGCTTACGATTCAAGAACACCTATTAACATATTAATATCAAATCCTGTTATACCACAAGGATATTTTGTAGGCTTAACATATATTGATAGTATAGAAGTAAACGCTCCAATGGAAGATGTAGTATCTTATACTGTATCTTTTACCGGAACTTACACAATAACAGATTAATTAACTTTTAAAATAAAATAATATGGCAGTTTACAACGGCACAGCGCAAATCTTAAAAATGGATGGAACGCAATTAGCAGAATTAACCAATGTTACAATGTCTATGAACCAGGATGTTTTTGAAACTACTTCTAAAGAAAGTGGTGGATGGAAAGAGATTATGCCAGGTTTAAGAGATATTACTTATTCAGCAGAAGGTCTTGCAGACTTTGTTTCAGCGAATAAAGATTTAGCAGATATTTTTACTGCTTATAATAATAGAACTTTAGTTGCTATCATTTGGACTGATATGGTTACAGGTGATAAGTCGGTTTCTCAAAGTGCATACATTACTTCTTGCGAAGTTTCAGCACCTATGGAAGATGTTACTACTTACTCTATTGAGTTTGCAGGAACAGGCGCACCTACATTTGCAACAATAGCATAAATTAACTAAACACAAACTATGAACGGACTTATTGAAATTACAATGGGTGGCGAGGTTAGGACTTTAAAGTTCGGTAACTACGCCTTAATGAGTTATAATGTTCTTACGGCAACTGATGCTGGAGAAACTAAAAAGTTAGATATTGACTATCAAATGATTGATTTCGTTAGAGATGTTACTTACTGCGGTTTAAAGAACTATTATAAAATAAGTAAAAGAACATTTGATGTTACTTTAGATGATGTTACTAATTGGATTGATGATATGGATTTATCAAATATTCAAATAGTTATTGATGCTTGGACTAAATCTTTAGAAAGTAGTCAATACATTCAAAACGGATTTAAGGCAATGTCAAGTGGCGAAGAAGGTGTAAAAAAAAAGTAACTTGGGATGATATAATCGACTTTGCTTTAGGTGAGGTCGGTTTAATGCCTGATCAGTTTGAAGATATGACTTGGGGCAATTATCAAAGGTTACTATTTAATTTCTTTAAAAAACAGGCTAATGAGTGGGAACACACAAGGGCAACTTTGAGTTATATTAACAATGTTAATGTATCTAAAAAAAGCCAAATGAAAAAGCCTAAAGAAATAATGCCACTATGGACTGATAAGTTTGCTATAATGAATAGAGTGCCAAAAAAGTTAACATCAAATGAAGAAAAACAAGAAATCTTAAAGAAGTTAAAAGATGGCAAACGAGAAATTAATAGTTGAACTAACCGCACAAATACAAGGTCTTAAAGCAGGTTTAGATAACGCATCTAAAGAAATAGGTAAATTCAATACCAATACAAATAAGGCTGCTAAAAATACGGAAAAAGATTTTAATGCAATAGGCTCTACTGCTTCTAAGGTTGGTGGTATTGTTGCAGGTGCTTTTACAGTAGGCGCTCTTGTTAGTTTTGGTAAAGGTGTTATTGATGCCACATCCGAATTTCAAAAATTTGAAGCAGTTTTATCAAATACTTTGGGTAGCAGTTCTGCTGCTCAATTAGCATTATCACAAATACAAGAATTTGCTGCAACAACTCCATTTCAAGTCGATGAATTAACAGGTGCTTTTGTTAAGTTAGCTAATCAAGGCTTTAAACCTAATATTGACCAAATGCGATTATTAGGCGATTTAGCGAGTTCAACGGGTAAATCCTTTGACCAATTAGCTGAAGCAATTTTAGATGCGCAGACAGGCGAATTTGAGCGTTTAAAAGAATTTGGAGTAAGAGCATCAGTCGCTGGAGACCAAGTTACATTTACATTTAAGGGAATAAAAACACAAGTAGATAATACTTCTGAAGCTATAAGAGGTTATATTTTATCTTTAGGTGCTGCTGAAGGTGTTTCAGGTTCAATGCAAAAAGTATCAAATACTTTAGGTGGTAAAATATCCAATGCAGCTGATTCGTTTTCTCAATTCCAAATAACTTTAGGAAAATTAAATAGCGGTGCTTTATTTACATTTGTAAATTTATTACAAAAAGGTTTAGGTTTTTTAAATGAGGTTGCACAATTACAAATAGATAAAGAAAAGTTTAATATGGGAGCGCTTGTTGATGGTGCAACTATGAATCAAATTGTAGATGACTACAATAAACAAATATCTAAAATAGGCGCAACAGCAGATATAAGTAAATTAAAAGAGCATTTAAAATTTATCCAAACAAATCTTACTTTCTATCAACAAGCAATGTTAACCGAAACAAATGCTACAAATAGAGATGTAATGTTTTCTTATTTTAATGCTTATAAAGAAATTCGTAAAACTGCTAATGCTCAAATGGCTGGTTTACAAAAAGATTTAGCTGCTAAAAATGAAAAGATTAAAGCAGATGCAGCGGCATTAGCAGCACCAAAAATAGCATTAGCTAAAAATATTAAGTTTAAATTACCTTCTATGGCTGCACAAGCTGCGGTTGATTATGACATAAGTGATTTATACCCTGTTGAAGTAGTAAATGCTTATACAAGTGAATTAAATACACTTACTGCTCAAGAAGATAAAAGGTTTCAAGCTACGGAAGAATATTTTGGTAAATACCAAGCTATTTATATCCCAACTCAAGAAGAATTAAACGCACAACTTGAATATCAAAATAATATATTAGCAGCACAAGCAGTTTTAGCAGGTACTTTATCAGGTGCATTTGAACAAATGTTTACTACAATGATAGATGGTGGGCAAAATGCTTTTCAAGCTATATTTGATGCGATTAAAAAATTAATGATTAAGATTGCAGCGGCAGTTGCAGCGGCAGCAATACTATTTGTTTTAACAGGTGGTTTAAGTGCTGGTGGTTCTTCTTTAGGTTCTATTGGAGAAATTGCTAAAAATATTGGTGGATTAGGTTTTAATCCATTTGCTTTAGGTGGCGGTGGTAAAGGTAGTATGATAGCAATGCCTTCCGAATCAACAGGACAAGGGAATGTCTCTTTTGAAATACAAGGAGATAAATTATATGGAGTTTTACAGAATTATAACGGAAGATTAAACAGGCTTGTATAATGGTTTATAATTATAAATACAAATTAGAGTGGGTAGGATTAAAGAACGCTGATGCAAGTGATTTTTATTACCGTTTAAAGTTTTACAAGAAAGAAACTATTGCAGTAGAATACGATGCAATTTCTTTAGTACCTTCTAATTTACCTTTTTCTTTAACTTATAGGTCTAAATCGGATTATGTATTTGAGCCTTTTAGAACTTCTGCTGCTGAAATAAACATCTTCTTTGATGAAAACTCACCAATACAACCGGAGGTATTTTTTGATAATACAGATAATACTACTTGGAAAGTTGTTTTAGAATTAATTAAGCCAGTTGAATTATTTATAAACCCTGATTTTACTTCAGGATGGACTGAAACTTTTCTTTCAGGTGGAGTTATTACTCCTAATTATACAACAGGTCCTTTAAACGAGCCTTCTACAAGAATTAAAAACGCTACTGCTTATCAAGCTATACCTTTATCTGAAAATACTTCTTATACTTATTCTGTTTGGTTAAAAGCTAACGAAGGAAGTCCTGTTGCTACAATTTTTATAGGTGATAGTGAATATGTTATAAATGTAACTAATACTTGGACACAATATGATTTTTCAGTAACAAAAGATGAAGCAGTTTATAATTGTGGTATTGAAGTAATAGGTGATGCTTTAGTTTATTATCCTAATTTATATGAAACAATTCTACAAGGTTCTGCTGAACTTTGGAGTGGATATATTTTAAATTCGGATATTCAATACGATTGGCAGGATCAATATTTCCTTAGATTAACTGCAACTGATTTCTTAGGTGTTTTAAAAGAATACAAATACTCGGAATACGAAGAGTTTTCGATGTTTCAAACACAAGATTTTTACGAAGGTATTTCTATTAAAGACTTTGTTATTAAATGTTTAAACTTAGTAGGTTTAGAAATTGATTATAAATTTGCTTTAAATTTTACTGAAAATAATGTTGCTAAGAATGAGGCAAGTATGTTTATTAACGAATATGCTGCTATTGATTGGTCTAATAACAGTCCTTATGATTTGCAAAAATTAGTAG